ATCGGTCTAACTGGAGAGAAATGCCACTACCTACACGACGTTCGTATGCGGGAGGTGCAGCAGCTTGCACCTTGTCGTCCACGATCAATAGCTCTGCCACGTCTTTCTCGATCAGCGGCACGACGACCGGCTGGCCCGCGACCGCTGGTGGCGGGTTCTACATGGTCATTGACCCAGGTCTGTCTACCGAAGAAAAAGTGTTTGTCGGGGCAAGGTCGAGCGGTTCGCTGTCGTCGGTGACCCGTGGCGTGGACGGCACGTTGGCCGCCAGCCACGATGCGGGAGCAACCTGCTACCCCGTGTTCACCTCGATTGACGCAGACCAAGCAAACAAGCTTGCCTCGACCATGACAACCAAGGGCGACTTGGTTTCAACTGATGGATCCGATCCGGCACGACTCGGTGTCGGCACGAACAACCACAGGCTTGTTGCCGCCTCGGGTGAAACGACTGGCCTCAAGTGGGTTGCCGATACGCAGAACACGGTCATCGATGCCAAGGGCGATTTGCTCGTTGGTTCGGCGGCTGACACGGTCGCTCGCCTTGCGGTGGACACGACCGATGGTGCGGTTCTGATTGCGGATTCGACGGCTACGAACGGTGTGTCGTGGCAGTCGCAGAACACGGGTGTCCGCAACATTCTTTATAACGGTGCGATGCAGGTGGCACAGAGGAACACAAGCGTCGCCAGTTTGACAAGTACGGATTACAGGACTGCCGACAGATGGCAAATAGGTATTGTCACACAGGGAACATGGACAAACAGTGTCGAAAATGATGCGCCGACTGGCTCTGGTTTCCGCAAATCATTGAAGATGCTGTGTACAACCATTGACGGTTCTCCGACAGGTTCAGACGAAGTAGTCGTTGACCAAAGACTAGAAGGCCAAGATTTGCAAGCAATTCGCAAAGGAACATCGTCGGCACAGCAACTAACGATTTCGTTTTGGGCTAAAGCAAACTTAACGGGGACGTACATCGTTATGTTGTATGACCTTGACAACGCTCGTTTTTGTAGTAAGTCCTACACGATTAGCGCATCTGGTACATGGGAGTTTAAGACACTTACGTTTCCCGCCGATACAACTGGCGCATTTGATAACGACAATGCGGGAAGCCTACTTGTCAGATTTTTTCTTGGGGCTGGCCCAAACTTTACAAGCGGCACACTTCAGACAACTTGGAATAGTGATACGGCGGGGAACAGGGCCGTAGGCCAAGTCAACCTTGCCGCTACAGCAAACAACTACTGGCAGATTACTGGTGTGCAGTTGAATGTTGGTGGGGTAGCCGCACCGTTCGAGTTCAAGTCGTATGGGCGTGAGTTGGCTGAGTGCCAGCGGTACTACTGGAAGTTTGGCGGTACAGCATTTGGGCCATTGACGATTGTGAACACACAAAGTACGACCGCAGGACGGTCATTTATACCGCTTCCAGTCACTATGCGAACAGACCCAACAGGATTAACTGTTAGCGGGTCAGCACCCAATACTGGTACAGGAACATATACAAGTCTCGTTTTTGACCGTGCTACCAAAGATGCCGTAATGGGTGGATTGACTGGAACTGGCTTTATTGCGGGTGGCGCGCAAATGATCTATGGCAACGCAGATGCGTCAACGTACATTGAAATCACTGGGGCTGAGTTGTGATGAAATGGTATGTCGGTACTAATTCGTTTGGCGAAGAATTGTTTGTCTGTGTTTCGGATGGCAACCTCAAATCCTGTTTGAGCGACCCCGACAATTCCGATTACCAGCAGTATCTTGAGTGGGTCGCTGAAGGCAATACACCTGAACCGTGGCAACCAGAGGAGAACAAGTAATGGTCAAGATTCAATCCGTCATCGGTCGCGTGTTTGCCGTGTTCGGCTCGTCGGCTCTCGCCGCTCTGGCGGGTGGGGCGATCATCAACGTTGAGTTGTGGAAGGCCGCGTGTCTCGCAGGTTTCATGGCCGCTGCCAAAGTGACCGAGCAGCTGCTCAAGTTCTGGGCTGAGGACGGTGTCCTGTCGAAGGAAGAAGTTGCCATCGCCTTCGGGAAGAAGTCTGAAGTTCCGTCGGCTGAGTAAAGCCGTCTCGGCGGCAGCCGGTCTACTTCTTCTTCTCGTCGCAACGACAGCCAGCGCGGAGAACGTCCGCGTCACCCAGGCAACCGACTACTGGTATCAGTTTGATACCACTTCAACTTTTTCTGTGCGGACGTATGCCGTTGCCGGCTATGGCTCGGATCCGATGCTGTGGTTCTACAACGCGGATGGTCAACTTGTTGCCCAAAATGATGACTGGTACGGGTTGCAGTCTCGGCTCGAGGTGCAGGTGGAACCTGGGTGGTATCGACTCCGAGCGGGGGTCTGCTGCGGCAATCCTGACGCATGGTGGTCTGGGGTGCAGTACGACCTAGAGACGAACGTGGAGGCTGTCGTGCCGACCACATCACAAACCACGACGACTGTCGAAGCGACGACAACTACTACGGAAATGTCTACAACGACAACCGAGGTGGTCACAACGACGACCGAAGAGTCCACAACCACCACCACGTCAACGACTACGACCACCGAGTTGGAGCCGAGTAGTACGCTGGCGACATGGCAGACGACGACGAGCAGCGAGCCGCTTACGAGCGAGCCATCGACTACCACCGTTTTGCCGACATCGTCCAGCACTACGACGACACAGCCCGACCCGACCACGACGACATCGACTACGAGCCTGCCAGCCTCGACCACCTCGACGGAGCTGACTACGACCTCTACGGAGACGACGTTCCCTGCATCGGAATCATCCTCCACATCAACAACTACATCATCTCTGTTGCCGAGGCCATCGAGCAGTTCGGCTCCTTCAAGGCCATCCCCGACGACTACGACCTCACCTCCAACGACGTTGACCTCTCCGTCATCTTTGATTGCGAATGTGGCCACAGTCCCACCAAACACCGGCTTGACGGCTGTTACGGTCATACCGACCCCGACGACGACGACGATCCAGACGATCCCCCAGTCGCCGCTTGAGGCGGTAGAGGTACTGTCGGTTGACGCAACCCCCGAGCAGGTTGCTGCCGCCATTGACGTGATTGCCGAGAACCTGGACACTCTGACCGAGGCCCAGTTGGATGCCATTGTTGAAGTGATTTCGGTAGCCCCGACCGAAGTCAAACGGGAGTTTGAGAACGAGGTCAACATCTTCTCGGCTGGCCTTGACAACTATGTGCCGGCGGATTCCAAGATCACCGTGGCCGAACGGCGGGTTTTGGTGGCTGTCGGTGCCGTGATGGTGGCTGCCCCAGCGGTGGTGGGTAGGCGCAAATGATAGATTCGTCCCGATGCGTAAGTACCTGACCCAGACTGCGGCGATCATTGCGGCCATGTGTGGGTCGTCCTACGTCATCATTACTCTTTCGGGGGCCACCCGTCGCCAAGCCCTGTGGATCACGGGGGTTCTGCTTCTGGCGATGGTGGTCACCGCGTACTACGAGATAAAGGATGACGAGTGAAGTACCCTGTCCGCAAGTTTGTGGTGCCGTCGGAACTGGAGAAGTGTCCCAACGGCGACATTCCCCCGCACCTGCTGTCAAACATCAAGCCGTACGGGCAGCTTTACTGGAAGGCTGCGGCGGCGTGGGAGGCTTTGTGCGAGGCAGCGAAGGCTGACGGCCTTGAGTTTAGCCACGTCGGGGCGTTCCGCTCGTTGAAGGAACAGATCGCGTTGTTTGAGTCGCGGTATTCCAAGAAGGCTACGAAGCGGATTCCGCAGGTTACCCGTACCTACAAGGGGAAAGTTTTTTTCCTCAAGGAAGGCATGGCACCGGCGGGGACACCTGGTACGAGTAAGCATGGGTGGGGAACGGCCCAAGACTTTGCGGCGATTGTCAACAAGAAGCTGGTCAGCCTCGGATCTTCGCAAAAACACGTCGATTGGCTGGTCGCCAACGCTGACCGTTTCGGCTGGTCATGGGAAGTGGAAGATACGTCCAACCCGAACTTCGAGATTTGGCACCTGATCTGCTACGACTGCGACAACCTGCCGGCTGAGATACTTTCGCGTTCGGTGTCTCAGGCGACGAAGATCGCCAAGCCGACCCGCAAAGAGAAGAAAGGACGCAAGGCTTGAAATGGCTCGTCGTCTTTTTTTTGCTGCTGGTGGTCTGTTGCTTGGCTGTGTTGCTGCTGCTGCGTACCTTGTTCGTGACGCTCGGGAACGCTACGGATCTGGGATTCGATGGGAATGAGCGAGGGGATAATCGTCGCAGCGATAGCGGCTGTCGGCACGGTCTTAGCGGCCCTTGTGCAAGTCATGCGGAAAGAAAATAAGAACGATCACAACGTCGTCGCGGACTCCCTGAACCGGATCGAAACCAAGCTGGACAACCACATCGATGACCATCTGAAGGGCGAGATTTAGTACGTTTCGGGGTGCTAGGTTGCCGATCCCTATGACGGCACAAACACTTTCTGTAATACACAAATACCTGTCTCGCGTTGTGGCACATGGCCCCGAGCAGGACGAACTGATCAAGGCAGTTGAGGCGGTCGAAAGGGAACTTTTGGCCCAGATCCGCCATAAACAGATCGCGTGACACCCGCCTGTTAGGGTGGCGGTATGACAGAGTCAGAGGGGTATCCGACGGTCGTGGTGGTGTGGGCTGATGCCCATTCCGGCGCAGAGCATTGGGCTGAACTGGACACGGACGACAAGTCCGAATACCTGGTTCAGTCGTGCGGTTTCATCATCGAAACGGAACGCGGTGGCAAGCCTGAACACATCACGCTCGCTCAGAGTTACACCCCCGACCTAGACTTTGATCACGTCTTGCACATCCCAAAAGGGATGGTGAGGCACATCCAATTCATGGAGGCATTCACGAAGAGGTTGTCTGTCTGACACCCATCGTGTATGTTGACCACATAACGTCATACACCTAACAAGAGAGAAGGGGAAATGGGAAGCAAGAGATACCGCATCGCCAAGCAGCCACACGGCTCGCAGGGGTGGCTTGAGGATCGTTACTGGGACGCAGAACACAACTTGCGTATCAGCGCATCGCCATGTGCAGCGATCTACGACAAGCACCCGTTCGTGCCGAAGGATGCCTATGCAGCTGAGATGCTCGCGGGTGTACCACCGCTGCCACAGAAGGCAACGTGGGCCATGCAACGCGGCACCGATCTGGAGCCGGTCATCGCACGTTGGGTAATCGAACGCACCGGCGTGGAATACGACGAGCCGAAAGAGATGTTCTGCTTTGACACCGACAACGGTGCGAGGCTCATCGCCACGCTTGACCTGTTCTACGAGGACGGCGACATCCGCAAGGTGGTTGAGATCAAGTCACGCAACAAGCCGTGGGAAGGCGAACTGCCCGACTACTGGAAGTTTCAGGGTATCCACCAGGCGATCTGCGCCGACGTGGACGAGATCCTGTGGGCCGTGTTCGACTCTTCGATGCAGTTGTTCCTGCACAAGCAGGAAGTGACCGAGGCTGAGAAGGCTGAACACATCGCGGCCTGCGAGTCGTGGCTGAATAGCATCGAGTTGGGTATGACCCCAACCGGCGTGACGTGGTCATACGAGACTGTCGCACAACGGTTCCCCGAGCCTGCACCTTCAGAGACGAAAGAATTGCCTGCCGAGGCTGCCGAAAAGTTTGAGCAGTTGCGTCACGTCAATTCGGAACTCAAGTCATACGAAGAACTGAAGGATCGGTTGAAGGCCGAACTGTGCGAGATGATCGGCACGGCAGAGGTGGCAACGATCAACGGTTCACCAGTCGCAACGTGGAAGGGTAAGACAACCAAGCGGTTCGATCAGAAGCGTTTCGTTGACGAGAACCCTGACATTGCCAAGCAATACATGAAAGAAACAACAACAAGAACATTCCTTCTGAAAGGGGAAAAGTGATGAGTGAGAAGAAGGTTGGGCTGGGCGATGTCCTGGCGAAGTACGGTGTGCCGGATCCGAAGATCGTCGGCAAGCTGCCCAAAGGTGGAACAACCCTCGACTTTGTCGGCCACGCCGATGTGACGAAGATGCTCATCGAGATCGATGAGAACTGGACGTGGGAGCCGGTCGCGTTTGACGACCAGGGTCTGCCCGCGTACCGCGTCGAGAACGGCATGGCTCACATGGCTGGCTGGATGACGATTCACGGTGTTCGCCGTCTCGGCATCGGCTCGGTGCAGCACAACAAGGGCGACCTACTGAAAGAATTGGTCAGCGATTTCATTCGCAACGCGGCCATGCGTTTCGGTATCTGCCTCGCGCTGTGGACGAAGCAGGAATGGGACGATGTCGATCACGCACCGGCAGCCCCGAAGCCTGCTGCCCCTGCGCAGAAGAAGGTTGGCACGGCTGTCAAGAACCCGACGGCTGCCCCGAACAATGTCCCCGAGCCGAAGCCTGCCGAGAATCACGACGGGCTGGTTGAGATCACGGCCCAGCAGCGTCAGCAGTTGCTCGAAGCGTGTGGCAAGAATGCCATCGACGTTCGTGAAATGGCAAAGCTGGCGGGTCGTGACTGGGACGAACCGATCTACGAGTTTGACCTCGCGGCATTGCGTGAAGCGTTCAAGACTCTCAAAGCACAGCGGGGTTAGTCATGCCGAATCGCAGAACGGTTGACCCGACTGGTCAGCAGCCGTCGTCCAAGATGGTGTCATTCCGCATCGATCCCAGCCAAGAGGTCGAGATGGATCTTCTCTGCAAAGCCTACGACTGTTCACGGTCGTCGCTGTTCCGTCGCCTGTTGAAGCAGGCGGTGCAGCAGGTGCAGGAGGGTACGGTCTGATGACTCTTGAGGAGGCGATGGGCTGGATGATGACCGGCTACATCGTGACAGCTGGTGTGTTGATCATCGGGTGGTGGATCCACAAGTACAACAACAAGAAGGGGAAGTAATGGCTGATGAGATTTGGGAGTATTACGCACGGGACGCGCAGCGGGCTATCGAATCGCTGACCGAACAGTTGCGTGAAGAGACTGCCCAGCGGAAGCGTTGGCAGGCTGTGGCCGAAAGGTTCTACAACCTGCACATTGAGGACCGTGAAGGCTGGTTCTACGCCATCGTGTCGTACGAGGATGCGGAGAAGAAGCGTGATGCAGCTTGACCAGGTGGTTTCGTTTCGGTTGACGACCGACAAGGGTGCGATCCCGATCACGCTCTGCGCCTGCGGTGTGCTGGTGCTGTCGTCCATGACTGGACATTTCAACGGTTGCGAGTATCTCGCCATGAGGAAGGAGGAAATGGGTGAGCAAGCAGAGGGCTAAGGGGACGCGGGCCGAGACTGGTGTCGTGGAGTTCCTGCGCCAGAACGGTTTCCCATATGCGGAGCGACGGGCTTTGCACGGTGCGTTGGACAAGGGTGACATTACGGGGATACCTGGCGTGGTCATCGAGGTGAAGGATCACGCGAAGATCACTTTGGCCGAGTTCATCTCGGAGTTGAAGGAGGAAGTGAACAATGCCAATGCTGAGACTGGTGTGGCTGTCATCAAACGCAGGGGTACTCTGCAAGTGGGTGACTGGTACGCCGTGATGCCGGTGTCGTGGTGGGTCGATCTGCTGAAGGAGGCTGGTTACTGATGAAGTGGCGACCTTTTCAGAGCGGTGTCCCGTACACCTGCCAGGACTGTCCAGCGTACGCCGAGTTGCAGGCCGAGCTGAACAAGTGGCGAAGTATCGCCAACCAGTTGGTCAGCGGTGCAGAACGCCAGATCGATGATTTGCGAGAGATGATTTCTGAATCAAATGGTTCCAAAGTTGCGACCATCCCATCTAATGTGCATTGGATCGCCGCTTGGCGCAGGCACGACGAGGCGGTGCGTGGTGAGTGATGACATTGTGACCACACTCAGAACGATGGTTCAGTTTACTAATGCTGTGGCTGGTGATGTTTGTTGGCGAGCCGCTGACGAGATTGAACGCCTACGCAACGATGTGAAAGTGCGTGACTTACAAATACTTGCCAACTTCAAGGCTATGGACGCAATGCATCAGGAGTTGTACGGCGATGCCGACTGATGACATTGTTGCCCAACTACAGGTCGAACTGTCTTTTATCGAACGACATGGGACAGAATCATTGAATGATTTAGACCATGCGGCGTTGTTGAAATGGGCTATGGATGAGATTGAACGCCTACGGGAAGAGTTGCAAGCATCGCAAGATACGACTAGGGCGTGGATAAAAATGCTGGGTGAAAAGTGATGGTTGACAAACTGAATCATGCCGGTGACCGCATTATCTGGGAGAACTCGATGGAGATGCTCGATGACATTTGGAAAGCCCGCGCCGAGCGGGATGCCGCACGTCGTCGGATCAGCGACCTCGAGATGATCATCAAGTTCATGCAGAACGGCGACGAAATCTACGAGGTGCAGTAATGGCCATTGGGAGCGGAGCAGAGATCGGCATCGTGTTCGGCAGGTGGGGTGACATGACCGAAGCCGAAAAGGATCATTGGTGTGCCACGTTCCGTGACCGGTTCGGTGCTGACCTACTGAAGGGGTACGCGACCCTGCACTATGCAAGGAGGGATCATGGAGCAGAAGTCATCGAACTCTCGCAACATCGTAGAGCTTGACGAATACGAACTGTTTCACGCAGCCACGGCTGGTGTGCAGCGTCGTATCTCGAGCCTGAAGAAGAACCGTCCCCAGTTGTACGGTGCCGACGAGCGGCGCAACTACTGGGAGATTGACATCATTGGGATGATGGGCGAGTACGCGGTGTCGAAGTATCTGAACATTCATTGGCAGCCGGCGACGAACAAGCGTCTCGCTGATCTGCCTGGTGACGTGGGTCGGTACGAGGTTCGGTCATCGACGTGGCCCGATGCCCATCTGCTGGTGCGTGAAGCTGACAAAGACAAGTCGCCGTACATTCTGGCTATCGTCCACGAATCGTCGGTGGATCTGCGCGGGTTCAAGTTTGGTGTCGATGCCAAGCAACCCCAGTACCATCGTGAGCGTCAGACGTATTGGGTTCCGCAGGCGGATCTCGAGCCAATGGCAATGCTGCCCTTCCTGCTAGGGTAGTTCTTTGTGTCATACAGATCGGAGGTTTATGGGAACTAACTGACCTTGTCCGTTGTCGAAAGGAGCCATCATGCGGAAACGCATCCTGACCCCAGTAATCCTGTCCCTGTCCCTACTAGCCACAAGTCCCGCAGAGGCCGCTGGAAGCCCCGCTGAGGGCCGCAACAGCGATATCTGCACCAAGTACGTCAACCTCGCTAGGAAGGTGGGTTGGCCGAAGTCAGACCGTTGGATGTTGAGACTGGTCATGTACCGCGAAAGCCGGTGCCAGCCAACCAGCATCGGACGGAACCGTAATACGAAGGGTGAAATCACGAGCCTAGACCTTGGGTTGCTACAGGTGAATAATCTGTCGTGGCGCAAGTACCTCAAGGATCTCGGGATTATCAAGACCGAAGAGGATCTTCTGAATCCACGAATCAATCTCACCGCTGCACTAGCGTTGAGAACCTACAGCGTCGAAAGGGGACTATCACCGTGGCATCAATGGCGAACAAGCAGTCCGAATGGGTCTGCCGGTTCTGCGGTGTCTCCGTGAAAGTTTTCGTTCGGCTGTCAGTACCACCAACACATAGCTGCCGCAAGAAACGGTGGCAGCAGATCAACCTCACCTTGAAAGGGGAGCAATGAATACCATCATCATCACGGGAAACGTGACAAAAGATCCCGAGATCCGCTACACCAACAACCGGACCGCGATCTGCGTGTTCTCCGTTGCTACGTCATACGGCAAGGACGACAAGAAGCAGACCACGTTCCACGACGTGAAGGTTTTCGGTGACATGGCCGAGAACGTCGCAGCGTCGATCACCAAGGGTGTGCGTGTCACGGTCCACGGTCGTCTTGAGAAGTCAACGTACGAACGCAAGGACGGCGGCAAGGGTATGTCGGTTGACATCGTTGCCGAGTCGGTTGCTCTCGACGTGCGGTTCCGTCCCGCGTACGCAGACCAGACCGACAACACGATGAAGCAGGTGAAGCAGCAGTTCCCTGACGCGCAACTGCTCGATGAAGAACCTCCGTTCTGATTTGTGTGAGCATTGTGGGACAGTCTCGCGGGCGTTGACCGTCTGGTCTGTTGAGGACACGGCGTTCTGCGCCTGCGACTGCCATAACGCGCGGCGTTATGACCAGATGAACACGAAACAACGGAAGAAAGCAAGGGGAAAAGATGATCGAAAGACCTAGATGGATGCGTCGGGGGAACTGTGTCGGGGTTGCCGGCAC